CTCAAGCGCGGACCCAATGAAAAGCCTGTTTGGACCGAGCGGAGATTCGACTCCCGCCGAGTTCGGAACTCTGGTATCCAAAAACAAAAGCCCGGCCATTGCTGACCGGGCTCCAAGTCTTCTGACGATGCTACGCCTTAAGGGCGATCCGCATTTCCTTTCCGACCTTGCAGATTTCGAGAAGGTCTTCGATTTCCTGAACTCGTTTGCTGGACTCGCCATCTGTGACGTTCATCAAGCGGGCCAGGGCGCGGTTGCTGGAAACCGACCCGCCGTTTTCCTTGAGAGCCTTGACGACCGGATGGCTCCGGAAATCGACAACGCCTTTCGGAAGTTTTCTGACCGGCTTCCGTTTTCCGGGCTTAGGCGGCTCCGGAAAAGGTCCGGAAAACATCTCGACAAGTGGCGAAGGTTCAATGTTTGCTAGGGCTTCGACCTTGATCTCGGAAAACGTCTGCTCACTGGACACTGTTTCGACCTTTGCGAAGATTGCCGGACCGAACGTGGCAATCATCACGACGCCTAGGCCCATGATCCAGGCCCAGGCAAACGAAACACCGGCTTCTGAGTCCGACGCCGCGTCCGTCAAGTGTTGGCGGTCAAGGTCGGCTTTGAGAGCCGGGAGTTTTGATTCCAGTTCCGCCTTTCTCTTGGACTGCGCCAACGCCGCTTCAAGCGCCGGTATTTGCTCAAGATAAGGGCGGCATTCCTTGGTCGAAGCCCGCGTCGTGACGTCGGTGCAGCCTTTCGTTCGGCGCCAGACGTTGGCGTCAACCGTGGTCTTGGCTGCATCGAGGGCGGCTTGTGCTTCCGCGCTGGTCTTGGCGTTGCGGACTTTCTTCAACTCCGCATCGGCATCGTCATAGAGCTTCTTTGTGTCGTGATAGCTGACATTGCTCTTCGTCTCGGCCCCCGATTTCGCGCGTTGGGCGCTCAGAATGTGAGAAGCCATTGCGGTGATCGAGATCGAGAGCAGAAGGCACGCCGCGATCCCGGAGACGATGCGTTGCCGCTTGTCGCCGGGCGTCAGAGCAACCCAGGCCGCGCGGGTCTGGGAGAGTGATACCGCGATCGCTGCCAGCACCAAGACGGCGCCGGCGAGGCTAAAGCGGATATCATGGAACGTCACGGACAGCCGTTCGAGATGGCTGCCGAGGTCATAGGCCCGAAGCGCGTTGGAAGTTGCTTCGGCAGAGACGGCCAGGCCGACCATAATCCAGGCGGCTGGCGGTATGCTCCATGTTGTGGTAGGTTCGGTCATCGATCTGTTTCCTTGGATCATAAGGTTTCAGGTCTGGCCCGGCCGGTGGTTGCACACCGCGTCCGGGCCGCTTTGTTTTGTTGGACCGATATATAATGGTACACTATGTGTACGTTGTCAATAGCAGTTATCTGGGGAATCGCTATTGACTGGTGCGCATATCACGCTTATTAACACCCTATGAGCGACACATCGTTTGCAAGATGGCGAGCACAAATGGGTATGACGCAGCCTGAAGCGGCGCGCGCCCTGGGCGTTTCAATTACGACCATCAAGCAATATGAGCGCGGTAAGCACTTGAGCACGAACAAGGAAGTTGTGCCGCCCGAGCCCGTCCGGAAGGTGATGCGCGCGGTTGCAAACGGGATTAGGTTGGACCCCTGGCCGGAATGATGAGGGCGGCCTATGGTGTGCGCTTTTGTCGCGCCATAATAGCTTGCAGACGGGTGAGATTTAGGGCAGTCGCCCTTGTCAAATCAATTCTAGCGCGGTACATAACCTCATAATCTGCGACACCATTCCGCCCGGAAGCTGAAAAGCTCTCGGGTTTTTCGTTTTCAGCACCCCAACAATACCGGCAACAGCCCACACCCGCTTTGATGCAAAAGAGGGGCTTTCGTTGCGGTCACTGTAGGACGTGCTGGAAGCTATTCCAGCGAGGCCACCATGCGAGACATCTACTCCAGCCCGTCCTTTTGGCTTGGGCTTGTTGTTACGCTGATGAGCTTCTGGCTGATCTGGATGATTGGCTAGGCCGGTTTGAAAACCTGCCGTCGCGCCTCTGGCACGGGCCTGTAACTCTCAGAGGCGTTGGATTGTCCTGGCCGTGGGTTCTCTCCCTGCGGAAGACGGCAGGCTGCTTTCTGATCTGAATTGATTTGCTGCTCTGAACCCACGTCATTCAGGCTTGGACACCTGAGAGATGTGACGGGGCGGCGCTCACTGGCGGCCGGATGCTCATGGGGATGGCGCCGGCCGCTGGTTCTTTCACACACACTCTGAACGAGGGGCCTATGTCAGTCAAGGTTCGATGCTTCGTCATTGAGGGGATGATCGCGGGAGCGATTTCCTCTTACGGCGGCCGGAACTCGGAAAACGCCGTGTGGCTGCCAAAGATGCCCTACCTGGCGCAAGAATCGTTGAGCGTGGACAGCACGGCAGGCGCAACAGGTACGGACCTCTCGACCAACCAGCACGCCAACATTGTCATGATCGAGGTCGAGGCTGGGAAGCGGGTCCGCTACGAGGTTTCAACAAAGAACGTCACCCTCCGGGACGCCACACAGGACAGTCCGGTGATTTACGGCGAGAGCCTTGTCGCTTTTGGCCAGGGCTATCGCATCAGCTTTATCGAAGATGAGGATTCTGCATGAACAACTACCAGGGCGTCAACCTGACGGACGATCAGTTGAACGGCGCCCGCATCCGGCTCAGAACGCGGGTTCAGCAGGCCATCCAGGACATGCAGTCAGCCTCCTACGATCCAGGTACGATTGCGTACCTCATTGCGGACCTTGAGGCCCTGGCTCGTTTTGATGGGCAAGACGTGGCAATGAACGGCGTCGCAGAGGAAGATGAACCTGCACGTCCGGCACGGGCACGGCGGGGGCACTAACAATGGCCCGCAAGCCTCGTAAGAAAACTCCCGCATCTGTGAAGGCCGCAGCAGATAGGGCCGAAGCACGCGCGACGGGAAAGCCGCTCCCCGAACCAGAAGCCACTCCGCTCAGTCCTGCCGAGACCGCAATGAAGCGGCCAGAAGGGCGGCCTAGTAAATACAATCCGAAATTCTGTGATGACGTATTGAAGCTCGGAGAAGCCGGGAAGAGCCGCACGCAAATCGCAACCTTCCTACGGATTTCACGGCAGACCCTCCTGAATTGGGAGGAAGCATACCCAGAGTTTCTTGACGCCATGTCTATGGCTTCGCAGTTCGCACAGTCTTGGTGGGAAGATCAGGGCCAGATTGGGATCAGCGACAAGTCCTTCAATGGGCACGTCTACTCGTTCCAGATGAAGAACAGGTTTCGCGCTGACTACACTGAAAAGGTCGAGGTCAAGCACGACGCCAGCACAGCATTTGCGAACATATGGCAAAGAATTGGCGGCGGTGAGCATGGAGCGGAAGCATGAAGCGCGCAGCAATCCGCCAAGAGATCGAGACCACTCTGACCCTGCTCGGTTTCAAGAACGGCCAGTACAAATGGACGGGCTGCACCTTGGATCTGGTAATCGGTCACTCGTTCAAGACGATGCGGTTTCCATCTGGAATGTCGAGGCGGGCTTTGACGTGGGAACTAGGCCGAATGGTCGGATGGGTTGAGGCTTTGACCGACAACTACACGGCAGAGAATCCGGAACTGAAGATCGCCAAGGCCAAACCTGTCGTGAAGGCAAAAGCCAACGGCCACGCTCAGCCTGCGGAGATGCACGCATGAGATCGGACGATTTACACGTCGGAGCTTTCGTACAACTTCCGACACCGGACGGCCCGCGCCGTGTTGAGGTGGTGAACATCGATGAGAGCGGGTTCACCGTCAGATGGTTTTCGCCCGAGGGCTTAGGCCCGTATCAGGCGCATCTTCCGCATGGAGCATTCCCAAGGAACGCGGTGCACAAGGTGCATTACGCGGACGAGCGTGCGGGATTGCACAAGAGTTTCTGGGAGACGCACAGCGATTTTACTGGCAAGACGGGGGAGTTTTGATGCTGACGCAGCGTCAATTGAAAGAGTTGCTGCATTATGACCCGGAGACGGGTCTTTTTTGTAGGCTTGGCAAGAAGCCCGGCACACGTAAGAGGCCAATAAACAATAATCCGAAACCTGTCGCGGGCGAGGGTTATGTGCGGTTTTATGTCGATGGTAAATTACATCGAGGCCAGCAATTGGCGTGGCTTTATATGACCGGCGAATGGCCGACATTCATCATTGATCATAAAGATTGCAATCCTGCAAACAACCGTTGGGATAATCTTCGCGCTGCGGACCGGAGGGTTAACAGGCACAATGCTCGGGCAAATCGTAATAGCAAGAGCGGCTTGAAAGGCGTTAGTTGGCACAAGGGTTCAGAAAAGTGGATCGCGTCAGTGCGAGTGAACAAGAAATTGGTTCATCTCGGGACTTTCGCTGACAAGCACGTTGCGCACGCTGCATATGTCGCCGCTATACCGATGTATTTCGGTGAATTTGCCAGAGCAGCATGACGGCTAAGCCTTCTGCGGCGCCAGTCGGCGGCTGGGAAGATGCCTGGTTAGGTTCTCATCGCAATCCGTGGTTATTCGCGACCGGCGTTCTCGGCTTCCTGCCCTACGATCCAGAACTCGCACTGCTGACACCAGAGGAATTTGCAGCCAAGTGCGGCCATGATGCCGTGATGCTGGAGGAATGGCAGGAAAAATTCTTGCGTCCTGAGTATTTTTTCACGGACCCCAATGGCGTTCCATCGGACAATCCTCGCCACAGCGTGCGTGCAGGGCACGGCGTCGGAAAAGGGGTTATCCTCGCAATCCTCGCTCTCTGGCACCCGCTCTGCCACTACGACGCAAAGTGCGTTCTGACTGCGAATAGCCAAGATCAGCTCAAGACAAACAATTGGCCGGAAATTCGCAAGTGGAGCCGGCGACTTCCTGAGCCGCTTTACCAGCAGATTCAGATCGACGAAGAAACGCTTTACGTCAAAGCGCAGCCAGAAATGGCTTTCGTCGTTCGGCGCACAGCTTCAAAGCACAACCCGGAAGCCTTGCAGGGTGTGCATGCCAAGCACGTTCTCTATCTCGCGGACGAGGCGAGCGGCATCTTCGATCTGGTCTTCGAAATCGCGCAGGGCTCGCTCTCGACCAAGGGCGCGATCGCGGTTCTGTTCTCGAACCCGACACGTACGACGGGTTTCTTTGCCGACACGCAAAAGAAGCTGCGGCACATCTGGAAATGCCTGCGCGTAAGCTGTGAGGACGTTCCCCGCGCTCGTGGGCACATTCAGGAAATCATAGACACCTACGGCAAGGATTCGAACCGCTACCGCGTCCGTGTCCTTGGCGAGTTCCCGAACAAAGACGACGACACCGTTATCCCGCTTGAAGACATTGAATCGGCTCGCGGCCGCAATGTCGAGACGACGGCCGTCTATCCTGTGTGGGGCTTGGATATTGCGAGATTTGGCGACGACCGCACTGTCCTGACCAAGCGGCAGGGCAACGCGCTTCTTGAGCCGCCAATCATCTGGCGCAACTTGCGAACAACCCAGATCGCCGGCCGGATCATCGACGAATACCGCCGCACCATGAACGACATGCAGCCGATGGAAATCTGCATCGATGTTCTCAACATGGGCGCCGGAGTGGTGGACATCCTTGAAGAAGCCGGATCGCCACTCAGGGGCAAGATCACCGCTGTCAACGTCACGGAAACGAAGGGCATCAGCCCGCTCAACTATCGACTGAGAGACGAGCTGTGGTGGCGCGGCCGGGAATGGTTCGAGGCAAAGAACTGCAAGATTCCCGAGAAGGGCTGCGAGGACTTAATCGCAGAGCTTTCGACGCCAACGTATACGTTCACGGGCGGCGGCCAGCGCGTCGTGATGCGCAAAGACGAGATGAAGAAAGACCTCGGGTTTTCTCCGGATATCGCGGATTCCTTCCTGTTATCGCTTGCTGCCGGTGTTTATCCGAGAGAACCGGATCGGCATCGCAGGTTCAGTCATCGGCCAGTGAACCGCGACCCGTGGTCGGCCTGAGGATTTCAAATATGAGCATCCGTTTCGTAGCCGAAGCCTTCCGCAAAGGGCTTGACGGCAAAGCCTCCTGTTCGTCCGCAACGATGAAATACGAGCGCGACGACGAGACAGGAAAAGAGCGGCAGGTGCTGACGTTCTACGTCCAGCCGCAGAACGGGGACATGAAACCGTTCACCTATAGAATTGATGGCAGCGCCGATCCGGTGGCGTCCGCTTCGGACGCTGCCAAGCAGTATCTCGAAACTCTCTGAGGGACAGAACATGGCACGCAACGGCGCACTGATTGCACCCGACACCTACAAGGAAGCGGTGGCGATCACCTTGAGCGATTCCACGACATATGACCGGCCTTTTGATGCGTTCATGGTTGGGGCCGATGGGAACGTGAGCATCACGGATCTTAAAGACGTCACAACGGTGATCAAGGGACTGCTGGCCGGCGTGATCTATCCGCTGGGCGCGACGAAGTTCAATTCGACCAGCACGACCGCGACCGATCTCGTCGGCCTTCGCTTCTAAGGACAATCCAATATGGCTGTTGATCCCGACTTCATGGTCTCGGACCGTGAGGACGATGACGCGAATCCATCAACGCTCGCGGTCGATGATCTGTTCGTCACGATGCGGCAATGGTTCCTGACGGATTCCAGTCATTCCGACGAATGGCGGCAGGATGCGCGGAAGTCGTTTGATTTCATCGCCTCGGACCAGTGGGATCAGAAGACCGTTCAGGAAATGACGGACCAGAGGCGTCCAGCCATCACGTTCAACCGAGAGCTGGCGATCATCAAGGCCGTGGCCGGTGTGGAAATCAACACCCGGCAAGAGATCATCTACCTTCCACGAGGAACGGAAGAAGGTGACGTCATTGCCAACGAAGCCCTGTCAGCGGCTTCGGAATGGATGTCGGACCAGTGCAACGCTGCACAGCAAGAAAGCCGCGCCTTTCAGGACATGCTGACGTGCGGGCTTGGCTGGGTTGAAAAACGCATCGATTATGAACTCGAACCGGATGGCAAATACGTCGAGCAGGCCATCAGTCCCTTGGAAATGTATTGGGACCATGCCGCACGGGAGCAGAACCTAGCTGACCGGCGCCGGACCTGGCGTGCCAGGAAGATGCCGCTGAGCGACGCCAAGGCGATGTTCCCCGGCGAAAAGGATCGCGACCTCAACTGCAGTTGGGTGTCGGATGTCGGATCGACGGTTCCAGTCCCTGTTGAAGACCGCCGTCTCAAGCTCGAACCGATGCGCGATCAGGGTTCGAAGTCAACGGTCGTCATTCTGCAATGCCAGTGGTGGGAGCGGGAGAAGTACCACCGGGCACTCAATCCTCTCACCGGAGAGATGGAAGAGCACGATGACAAAAGCCTCAAAGGTCTGAAAAAGCAGGTCGAGCAGGCAAATTCCTTGCTTGAGACGGACGCGGCGCAGAGCGGCCAGCCACATGAACCTTTGACGGTTGAAAGCGTCGAGCAGTATCGGCGGGTCTACAAACAGGCGTTCATCGGTGACAAGATCCTCAAGAACGGCCCCTGTCCGAGGGCAGATGGGTTTACGCTGAACTGCATCACGGGCGAACGTCACGAGACGAAGAACTCGTGGTTCGGACTGGAAAAGCTCCTGCGGCCGGCGCAGCAGATGGCCAATAAGTGGCTGTCTCAAGCAACGCACATCATCAACACCACGGCCAAGGGTGGAATTCTCGCTGAGGACGACGCCTTCACCGACATGCGGGCAGCGGAAGCGACGTATGCGCAGCCCGACGCGATTACATGGGTGAAGAAAGGCGCGATCGCGGGCAACAAGATCATGCAGAAGCCCGGCATCGGCATGGCGGCGCCGTATGTCCAGCTTTTGCAGTTGGCCTTGGATGCGATGCCTCAGGTGACGGGCATCAACATGGAATTGCTCGGGATGCGGGATGTGAACCAGCCCGGCGTTCTCGAAGCCCACCGCAAGCAAGCGGCGATGACCATTCTGGCGACGTTGTTCGACAGTCTGACAGCGTTCCGCATCGAAGTCGGCAGAACAAGACTGTATTTCATTCAGAACTATCTGTCGGACGGGCGCTTGATCCGCATTCTTGGACCGGATGGTTACAAGGCCATCGCCTTGATCAAGGACAAGACGGTCGGAGAATACGACGTTGTGGTTTCGGAGGCGCCGACAAGCCCGAACCAGAAGGAACAGACGTGGGCGGCGTTGCAGTCCATCCTGCCATCGTTCCAAGGACTGCTGACGCCTGATGTAGCTGTGATGCTGCTCGAATACGTTCCGGGCCTGCCGCAGAAGCTGATTGATAGCCTGAAAGGTCTGCTGCAACAGCAGGAACAGTCGCCGGAAGTGGCGCAGCAGAAGCAGATTGCGCAGCAGGCGGCGATTACCAAGATCGACCGCGATGCGGCGGCGTCCGAGCGCGACCGGGCGCAGGCCGAGAAAGCGAAAGCCGAAACCATTTTGGGCTTCGCCTCGGTGGCAAGCGACAACAATCTCAAAGAGGCTCAGGCCCTTAGAGAGCAATCCCTTGCGGTGCATACCAAGGTCCGGGCGTTCAAGGATCTGACGGAAAAACCGGAGCAGGACGAGGCGCTGTATTCAACGTCCGACATGCCGCGACTGCCGCAGCTTCCGCACCTGCCGATGAGACGCCCAGATCCAAGCCCTGTCCAATCACCAACGATCGACGCCACGCCGATTGCACCGCCCGGTGGACCGTCCATCGCGGCCATCAATGGCGCGGGCACATAATCAACCGGAGAAGATTTGAATGCCTCCTTTCGAAGACGATCTGACGGCTGAAGAACTGGCGTATATGGAGAGCGGCGGTAAGACCGTGCTTCCGGTCACGCCTGCGCCTGCGCCGAGTGAGCCTGTTGCGGCACCGGCGGCCGAAGCACCTGTCACCAGTCCCGCGCCGGTCGAGCCTGCTGCGCCGGTCACTGATCCGGCGAAAGCCGCCGCTCCCGCCGACACGTCCGATGACGATGACGACGACGAGATTGACGAAGGCGAATACGTCAAGGACGCGCAGGGCCGGTTGCGTGATCCGAAGACCAATCGCTTCGTCAAGACGGTCCCCTATCATGCCGTGCATAAGGTCCGGGAAAAACACAAGGCGACGAAGGCGGAACTGGAACAGCTTCGCATTCAGATGGCGCGCGGCGAGGAACGTCTTGCGATCCTGAACGAAGCCTTCAACGGCCAGCAGAAGCCTGCCGAACCGGCGCAAGCAAAGACACCCGAGCCAAATCCGTTCGATGAAGCCAACATCGACCCGATGCAGGATTTCGTCGGGGCGATGGAGCAATTGAACCGGCGTAATGGCTGGCTGGCGCAGCAGCACAAGCGCACCGAAGAACGCACGGCCCACGTCGAGCAGCAGTCGCAGCAGCGCGACGCCATGACGGTGTTGCGTCAGACCTATCACAGTGACGTTCAGTCTTTCCGCCAGCAGACACCGGACTTCATGGATGCTTACCAGCATCTGGTGAAAGGCCGATTGGCGGAACTGGAATTGCAAGGCGTCCGCGATCCACTAAAACGCAAGGCGATTGTCGAGCAGGAAGAAACGCAGCTTGTCGCGCAAGCGATGCAGAACAATCAGTCTCCGGCACAGTTGATTTACGGCGTTGCAAAAGCGCGAGGTTACGCAGGAAAACCGGCCGTTTCTGCGCCTTCGACCACACAGCCCGCACCGGCAGCGGCGGCAGCGCCAAACGCGGCAGCAGAGAAAATTCGTCAGATTCAAAACGGTCAGCAGGCCGCACAAACGCTCTCGACCGTTGGCGGACAAGCAGCTCCCTCATTGACTTACGAATCATTAGCGCGTATGAGTCAGGAAGAGTTCGACGCTGTTGCCGACAAGATGTCCGAGAAAGATCTTATGAGATTTCTCGGTGGCCGCTGAACT